TTTAAAATGCTTTATGGCCCATCCAGGATTCGAACCTAGGTTTCGGGATTCAGAGTCCCGCGTACTAACCAACTATACGAATAGGCCGATGTTCATAAGGTTTATTTCTTAAAATGGTTTAGTTTAGTTTCCAGTGGTGGTGTACCCGTTCTTAGAATTCCAGCCGGAAGGAGGTTGAGTCACATTCCAAGCAGCTGGAGTTTCGGGCATAGCTGCAGCCGAACCAACCATTCCAGAAACTGGAGAAGCCGTGCATGTAAGACTGTACGATGGCGCAGATGCACTTGATGGCGTTGGAAATGGAGTTGGGACTGTTGGAGGAGTCTTTGACGCTCCACCAGTCGTTCCCGTGGGACCTGGGGGCATGGGTGCAGAAACCGGTGGAGTCATTGATGCACCACCAGTAGTTCCAGTGGGACCTGGTGGTATTGGAGCCGCTTGAGGAGTGGATACACGTGTAAACGAACCTCCGTTATTTGCAGTAATAGTATTGCCACTACTATCTAATGTGAAGGTAAAATTTAATGGACCTCCAGGCGTGCTGAAAACCATTGTCCCCTTCGAAGATGAACCAGGATCAAATTTTCCATTTACCGAAGTCCACCCAGACTTAGTTGAGCTTGGCGTAAGAGTCCAAGTATCTCCATACTGAGTAATTTTTCCGTCATAGTCCGTTGAATTAACTTTCCACGTTCCATTCAGATCTGGAGTTGCTGGAGGAGTAACTAGTCCTTCGTGCGTATTCAAAAGAAAATACAGAGCCGCCGCAATTAAAACTACAAGGCATCCAATATGCCAAGTCTTGACTTTCATTATTTATTCCTCATCTTTCTTTTTACGCTTCATCAGAGCTGCTGCTGTCATACCCACCAGCCATTGCCATCGCTCCACCGCGCGCACTACGCTTGACGCTCACAATGCGTCCATGCTTGTTTTTTTTCAAATCTTTGCGCGTCAATCCACCTTTTGTCTTCTCAGCCGTCCCGTTCCATACTTTGCGGCGCGACCCGATCTTCTTGCTGCGCATGGTCTTACGACGAGAACCGGCCATAAGTGTAGCGTCCATTTATTATTACCTAAAGAACTTACTTTTCCACCACGTCATTGCTTTGAATTTTTCATCACCCCCTTCAGTGAAACTAAAATGAAATATCTTGTTCCTGTATGATTCTTTTGACCATGAAAATATCGGAATTGTTTTCATAAAATTGTAATCTATCTTCAAATTCATAAGACAATTCTGTTCGTTAATTACATTCGTATCTACCAAGTTACGTTTATTGAAGTATACGTTCATAAAAGGTTGTTCATAGCAAAAATAATCCTCTGTATGGTTTGATATCATATCAAGAATGTTCGCAAAATGTTCCTTCATTATTGATGTGTTTTTAAAAGCAAAAAGTCCGCAATTAAATACGTAAATCTTGTTTTTATAAAAGAAGTCATAATCTTCATTCGTGTAATTCAGTAATGAAAAATGGCGCCACCTATGATATAGCATCTCTTTATGTTCTGCAAACGCATACAATTTTTTATCACTTACAATTTTATTGAAAATAGAATCAACTTGCAAATCAACAAGGATATCTGAATCAATGTACATAATATTTGAATACTTTGAAATATCGTAGTCAAATATTAGAAGCTTTTTCATCGATGCATCTATTACGTTTACTGAACTTTTACATGGCTGAATAAAGATATTTTTGAAGCATGATAGTTTTCCAGTACAATGGTCTATAAGTGATACGTCGCATATAACCATTATATCTACATCATTACTAGAACGTAATGATTGTATTGACATATACAGTAAATCCAAATATTTCGGATTGAACCCGATAGTGTAATATACTAGATTATCTCGTCGTTCTTCCATGTTATATAAATACAATAAGTTTACATGAATACACCCCATTTACGATACAAAGATTTTCCTGTTTTGTAAGATGCCCAGAAGTTAGAACAGTATTTTATGTATTCACGTGTTTCTGGTTGATATGATGATAAAAACAGTTTGGAAAAGTCATATAATTTGTCAAACATTTCAGAGTACTTTTGATCTAAATATTCTGGTGTTATTTCTGAGTAGTCATAAGTGTACAGTATCGGACATCTTTCATATAGTTTTTCGATATACGGATTATGTTCAACTATAGGAATACAACCAGCCATTAAAGATTCATACGTTCTATGCGTATCTATTCCGTTACCTTCAGGAGAAACCACGAATTTGTATGACGGTAGTGATACAAAGTATTCATTCGGTTCGATATGAATATTCGGGATACCGTTGGAAGCAAGTACAGAAATAATCTTTTCACGCGTCGTTTTTCTATTGTTGTTTTTTGAATATAGATCAGTATGTTCTGCGATCGCAAATAATACAAGCTTATCGTGAGATCCTATTTGGATTTCTTTCCTATAGTTATTGTGAAAAAGGTAATGATAACTCATTCCAATAGGGAATATTTGTAAAGTATCATGTCCGTCGGTCGTTGATGCTTGTATTATATAATTACGTTTGTCTTTTGGTGATTTTTGCCATTCACGTAATGTTAGCATTATTTTTATAACACAATTGAAGTTCAGTCTTGAAACTCAATTGTGGGTTTTTAAGCCCTTAGAATTGTGATTACGATATGTCTTAGTTTCACGCTTAGTTGCTGTACGCGAGTCCACCCATGCCGGACATGACGCGGAGGACGTTGTAGTTGAGCGCGTAGACGCGGACCTGCGCCGTGCGGGTGCCAACAACCGTGTTGAGCGAGACCGTGAGCTGGAGCGTGGCCTTGTCAATGCGCGAGAAGTTGCACGTTCCGGAAGGCTGGTGTTCCTCGGGGCGCAGGGCGAACGAGTACACGTTGATGCCCGTGGACGGCGAGCGGCTGTGGTGCTGGTAAGGCTGGACCTTGTCGAAGTAGGCACCCTCACGCTCCGTGAAGCGGTCCTGGCCGTTGAGCTGCAGCTTGGCAACCTCAACGGGGTTCTTGCCCTCGCAGCGCACGTTGGAGGCAAGGATGACCTTCGCGAGCAGGTAGTTGACGCCCGACTCGAACTCGGCAACGCCGCTGACGTCGTACGTATCGGCACCAATGAGCGAAGACGACTCCGTGGCACCCTGGCCCATACCGGCCGTGATGCCCGTAGAGACCGACGTGAGCGTGCCGACCGCCTGGTTGCCGCCCGACGCCTGCGCGAGCAGCGACGTGATCATGCCGTCCGTTGAGAAGTCATCGGAGTAGTTGAAGGGCTGCGCACCGCCAACCGACGCGAGCCACGTGGCCGTTGAGCAGTCAACGAACGAGTCGCGCTGGACGACCCACTGTAGCTCCTTGACGGGGTGGTTAAAGTTCAGCTGGACCTTGTTGGACGAGGACGTGATCGACTCAGCACCCGTGTACTGTACCTGCTCAATGAGGTACTCGTGCGACTGCTGGGCGAAGCGGCGGCGCTCCTCCGTGTCCAGGTAGACGTAGTCAACGTAGATCGAGGCAGCAGCCAGGGACTGGGCAACACCCGTGCCGGAGGTCGTAGGTACACCTACGGAGGACTCGGCGTAGATGCAGTTCTGCCACGTCTCAAAGTCGACGTTGATGCGCACCTCGTGGTACTGGAGCGCAATGAGCGGGATCGCCACACCCGGGTTGCGGCAGAACCAGAACTGGAGGGGGATGTAGAGCGTCTTGGCAGGCGTTCCGCGGCGGGGGACGCAAGAGATGGTCGTCTCGGACGCCGCGCACGTGGCATCCTGCGCCAGGCCCGTGCCGCGCTTCATCAGCACGAGGTCGTGCGTGTTGCCGAGCATGGAGTCTAGTACTTGGATGTTACCGGCGTCCGTGGACAGCTGCGTCCAGATCTGCATCCAGTCACCATACTGGCGGTCAATGCGCTGACCACCGATCTCCAGCTCAACCTGGTTGATCAGGCGGTGGCCGATGTAGTTGAGCCAGCGGAAGCCCTGTCCCGTAGAGGCATCGCAGTCAACCTGGGGGAGTACTACCTGGATGTACGTCTTGTACATCAGGTCGGCGTTACGGTTGATGACGGCCGTTACGCGCTTGTTGAAGTCCGCCTGGCCGTTGAAGGTAACCTCAATGGACTCCACGGCGAAGTTCGTGTG